AGAATGTGGTGAGTGTAAGGAACAGACCAATGAAACTTCCCCCACTCGTTCTCTGGAAACCAATCCAACCATGTCTTGATTGTTGTAGTTCTAAGCTGTGGATTTGTATTTCGTATGATAGCCCAGCGTGATTTACGCACTCCATCATCATTTGGCTTCTGCTCGAGAGCCCTTCGGAATACTTCAACACAACACGCAACAGATTTACCAGAACCAACTGGACCTCGAATGCCACGAAAAAAACTACTATCTTTCATAAAATCTTTGAGAACTTTACCATCAGGTTTGTAAGTAAACTTCATCTCAGACCTTTATCAGTTCCAGCCTTCAATAATTTTTCTATAGTTTCCTGACCTTGTGCTTCGATAAAACTATCTAGCATTTTATTAGTGATGAAGGAAGCTGTATGTTTCTCGTCAAAGTATTGGAAATGTATCTTCCTTACAAGCTGACGTAACATACGATGTTCTTCTGGTTTGAGAGTGTTTATAAAACTCATGAGAACTTTCTATGTGATGCTGTCTTCTTTGCTATCTTCTTTGGTTGTCGAGATACTTGTTTACCTTTACGCATGGCTGCTCTTTTCTTTCGAGTTGTTGCTCGATACTCTTCATCCGTTAAAGATTTTATTGCTGACTCTGGTAAATACCTCTCCCCAGTTTTGAGAGAGGGTTTACCAGACTTGGTTCGCCACTTCTGTCTTGTCCATGCTCGTAGACTTCTTTGACTCTTTGCTAAAGCCATCAGCGATATCCACCACCTTTGGCTTTATATTGTTTGGCTAACATCTGTGCCTTTCGTGCAGACCATTGCCCTGGTCTTCCACCTTTACCACTAGCCTTGATTCTGCGAAACAATGCAGCTCTCATCTTTGGCTTGGTGTAGTTTCCAGCTGCGTTGACTGCCATTACTTCTTCTTCTTTTTAGAAGCCATAATCTTTGATTGCAGTTGTTTAGGAAGAGTCTTCTGCTTTGCAGTCAAACCATTCTTCTTCGCTGGTGGTCTTCCTTTTTTACTTCCGTAAGTTCCTTTTCCCATAGGCATAGTGTTATCCTTTCTTTTTCTTGGCTTTATTTCTTCGTGAGATTGCTGCTGCCTTTCGTTTTGCGTCGGCTTTGCTTGATGCTCCCCACGCTCTTAGGCTGAGAAGAAGTCTTGTTGGTCTGCCCTTTGAGTCCCTTTCCGGTCCTCGCATTCCCCCCATTCTTGCTAGAAAGCTTGCTCTTCGAGGATTGTCTCCTGACTTTACTGGAGCTTTTAGAGTTCCTCCCTTGTAGCTTGCTCGACCTTTTGCGTTCAAGCCGCCCTTCGGATTCTTCCCTTCTTTCCTTGTCCAAGCTGGAGTTCTCGCCATCTTTTCTCCTTCTCAATATATTAGACATTAACACAGCAACACGCATAATCAATCCCTTTAAGTTAGTAAATATTTTCATCGAGCTTTTTTCTCCATAAATGTTAGTGAACTATCCCTTGCTTGTGCCAAACACCAGTTTTTGACCCCCCATGTGTTTGTCACAGTACTAGTTCAGCAGACTGCCCTAGCTTTTCACGTGAGGTCTATGCTAACTTTGATGTTTCCTGCCACACTATGCATGACCTTATCTACTGCTTTGTATCCAGCCCTATCTAGTAAATCTTTACTTGCTTCCAATTGCACATACTCTGATTTAGCATTGCTACTTAGCTTCACTATACTCTGTAGTGCTTTCGTAGCATTCAGTCCTATATTCTCAGCTATCGTACTCATCATATACTGTTGCACATGTGGTAGCTTCAAAGTCTTGCTAGCAGTAACTCTACCAGCTTCACCTTCACTATAGCCAGCATCTTTACTTGCATCTTTTATACTACATCCTTTTGCTACTAACGTATCAACTAACTTCTTCTGCTTTGCAGTAAGCTTGTTACCTGTAAGTTCACTCATTGCCTTTCCTTTCCTTGTTATTCTATGCTTACTTTCGTAAACATTGTCAATATCTTAATTTCACTAACTGATACTACTGACTCTACTAACTAACGATTATTCCGACGCATCTTGTAGTGTATTTGCCTATCTTCTTTCTGTTTTATGTAAAATGCTAGTCATAATTGCATTGCCGTTCAAAGATATACCCTTTGGCAAATACTAATTTCCCCTTGCCTAGCGGCAATTCCTCGCGCACCAAATTAGCATTTGTATCTTTGCCCTATGGCAATGCCCTTCTGCCGTCACATTTTAATAAAATCAGAAAGGAATATAAAATGTCAAATACTAAACTACAAGAAGCTTACGGAACAATCATTGATTTCTACAAAGATACATATCAAAGAGAATACGTAGCGAACAAACTACTTGAAAATGTCAACTACTCTATCACCAAGTCGAAAGAAAACTTGGACAAGAAACAAACAGAGTGGTTGAACGAGTATGAGAACTGTGAACATACAGGACAATCAACTGACAAGCTTGGACAACTAGAAAGAGTTTGCCATCAGTACATACCTCAAAACATTGAGAATCTTACTGAAACAAAAACTGCTATTGAAAAGGCAATGGCATCTCTTGGCATCAACCAAAAGGTCACGAAAACTCTTGATAATCATATCGACCCAAGAAAGCTTATCAATCAGCGACCTGACCCAGCAAACAAGCAGAAATCAACAAAGGTTGTCGTTTAGACAGCCTTACTTCCTGAGCATGAAGTAAAACTGCTCAAGCTGGGACGCGAAAAAACAAACGCTGGCATACACTTTGTGCCAGCTTATTATTTTTTCGCGGTTATCTGCGTGCTAGTCGCACGTAAATTTACTTGGTTAACTAGTTTGCTACGCAAACAAATACATACTTGGTCAAGCTGAACAACGTCACAAACCCTTCAAGGAGGGGTGGGAATGACGAGAGAGTGGAGTTCAAGTTTGGAACTACGTGGCTGTAACTTGTACAAGTTTTTGTAGAGATTCAGTCGCTGTAAATTTAAAGGAGAACACAATGATTTTTGAATTAACAATTGGATTTATTCTAGCTTACGCAGTTGGAATGATTTTCTTTCAATGGATACTATGGAGGAATCAATGAACACATGGGAAGACATTGTTGGAGTCGTATTTATATTCGCAGGTTTAACTGTATTACTAATGATAACATAGGAGAAAGTAATGGATATATTACCCTTACTAAAACGTCTACAGCTCCCTTCAGATTATTTTATCTTAGATAGAACAAACGATAAGAGAGTTGCAAGTCTACGCATTGATAGAAACATTGAGATATATTCTGTATCAAAAGGTAGATTCAAAGTTGTGGAATGGGAACATCAGTATTGTAATCGGAAGTACTTTGATAATCTATCTGATGCTATTCAATACTGCATGGATATCAAACGGATTTATGACAGAACCAAACTAAAGTATCGTCATAAATATGGTGGAGTAAGTATGTAGGTAAATAACTACTGTATTAATTTACCTACGAGTTGCAGAGCATAATAATTTATAGTAAACTAAACATGGAGAAAGCAAATGTTCGGAAGACAATATCCTATTTGGAATAAAGTAACGGCTTGTATCTACAAGAGTAGTAAGAGCTATGGCGTAAAGAATACTGGTGAAGTTGAAGTTCGAGTAGGCACATCGAGTAGCAACAGTCATCACTTCGTTACACATGTAACAACAGTTCGCAATCATAGTAATGGTGACAAAGAGTTTCGATTTTATTTGAATCGTCAACTGTTGAAGTGTGCAATCCTTCCCAAAGGTAAGTATGAGTTAGAGTATAGGGAAGTAAAATCAATCCAAGATAATTATATATAAGGAGTAAATAATGGATAGAACAAATACAAAAGTAAATGTAATCAATGATAGATTCAGTAGTCAACAAGACAAGATTATTGAACATCTTCAAAGCTTCGGCAGCATCTCACCTAAAGAAGCACTCAAGTATTATGGGTCTATGCGACTCTCTGCTCACATCTTCAATCTAAAACAAAATGGTTGGAACATTGTTACTACAATGAAGCAGAGTGGCAACATGACCTGGGCAGAGTATTGGCTAGAAGAAAGATTCAGGAAAGAACACAAGCAAGCTACTGACTTCAACCTAGCTAACAGTGGTGAAGACTTGCCATTACCAAAAGCTTTCTTCAAGCAAGAAAGAGAACACTATGAAAATATCAGTAACGACCCATACGAGTGGGCAGAGGAGGGACACTAACATGACCAGTAGATTAGAAGATGTATTACGCAAAGACTATGAACGCTATCGTGACATGGCAAAAGATGAGGTACGATTCCCAGTCTTCATGAATCGACAGAAGTTTCAGAACGTAGCTGATGCTATTGAACGTATTGTAGATTGCTTTGACTTTGTAGATGATGTTCGTAATGAAGATAATCTACCAGATGTAAATGTATCAAAACTAACTGGTAGACATTATTCTGATGAAGAAGATGCAATCAATCTTCAACACAATAAACACTATGGAGAAAAGTAAATTGAAAATAAATAAAGAAAGGGTAAGGCATATAAAAATGAGCAATGCAATCAATGACAGAATCAAAGATACTATCAACGATACACTAGACGAAATGAAAGTGTCTGAGTTACAATCAATGGTTGAAACATTGGGAATGAACTCAGTAGTTCTTGATGATTTCTTACGAGATGTTGCAACACAAATGTATGAGAAGTTAGAAACTCATATCTAAAAAAATGGGTGGCTCAAAAGGCCACCCAGTTACTATAAGGAATATAATATGATTACTAAAAACCAGATAAGAATATTATCAGGATTATACTTTTTAATAAAGGAAAAAGAACAACGGATAGTATTATCTCATCACTTACAAAAACAAATGCCTGATATGAAACAAGGCACATTGTCAACAACCTTACAAGCACTCGAGCATAAGCTAGGATTAATAATATCAATGCCTTGTGATGCTGTATTGAGAAGCTTGTATGCAAATCAGAAAGCACCAAGCACAACCAGAAGATATTACATTACCAAGAGTGGTAACAAATTAGTCAATATGTATTTGCAAATTGTAAAACGAGATGGTAAAAATGTAGACTATGAAAAGTTATCTTCAGCAGCTTACGCAGTTATCAGAACACCAGAACGTAGACTTACGCAAGGCTTTTAGTTGGGCTGGATTATCAAAGACAACATACTATCGACAGCTAAAAGGAACAGAATTAAGATTTGAAACTGCTATCAAAATTGAAAAGGCTATTGAACAACTTGCCACGCTCCAAAAAAAATAAAGGAATTGAGCAAAGAGCATGGCAAAAGTGTGATGCTTGTGGTGAGCAAACGCAACACTTTGTTGTCTTTCTATATAAAAGCAGTTTGATTTGTCACAAATGCTATGAGGAGGACACATGGTTAGCAAAAGTAAAGCAAAAGGAAGCTATCACGAAAGGTGGTTTCTAAAATTATTTAATAGTTTGGGTATACGTACAAAGAAACAACCACTATCGGGCAGTTTAGGTGGTGAGTACAGAGGGGATTTGACTGTTGATATCGGTGGCAAAAGCTTAATAGTTGAAGTTAAGTACAGAGATAGCAGTCAATTCCCTAATGTATTTAATTTACTAGAAGACAAAGACCTTGCTGTATGTAAACGCAAGAAGGGCTCTCCAAGATACTGCGTCATTATTAGAGATGAAGTATGGGAAGATGTTTTTGCGTGTTTAATAGAGCATTACGATAATTAACAACAGGAGTTCAATATGACAAATGTAACACAACAACTTATTTCTTATATCCAAATGATAAACGAACATCGAGAGCTCACGAAAGAGCAATCAAAGTTTATGTTCGGTGTTATGGGTACATCAAATACAACACCAGTTTGTACTGGCAAACAACTATGGTTTATTCAAGACCAAGCAAACAAAGCATGGTATGGATTCATCAAAGCTAATCACATAGCAGAACACTCAGGGTTTGATATTACTATGGTTGATAATCTCAAACAAATACTTGAGCTGTCTTGTGATATGAAAATGCCTATCCCTAAAAAGGAAGCACAAAAAATAATTGAACGGCTGCTTGAGTTCAATGAAACGCGATTACCGGAATTGATGAAACTTATCGAGAAACACATACAACTAAAACTAAAGGAGTACGCAGAGCATGACAAAAAATCAACCAAAAAATAATATTGTATCCATCGACCATCAAGAAGCTGCACGAACAAATCTTCTTGCATTCGCATCACCAGTCAGAGCAAACCTCAGGCTGGTATGGGAACTTGATGAACTTGGATTCAGATTCAAAGGACGTTTGATTGATAATCTATTAGAGATACCTCGACCTACGTTACAGGAAGCATTGGAAGTAGTTGATAGGTATATGATTCCAATGCGTTCAGATGATATCAAGAATCGTCTTGAGAAATGGAAGTATCTTTTTCACAAACCATTTGATTCCAAGATGGAAGAGGTTCAACTAAAAACAAATGCGTATGAAGATTTGCTATGCAAAATGCCAGCAGATTGTACGCACTATGCTTTGAATACTGCGATGCGTAAGTTCAAAATATTCCCAGCATACTTTGAGTTGTACTCGCTTATAAAAGAGCAGTATGAAATCCGATTGCATTACCAAGAAACTATTGAGAATAAACTTCTAAATAGTAGTTGACTGGTTGCACAGTTGGAACTAGAATGTCCATATAAATAAGGAGAAAGCACATGGATAGAACTACATTCATTGGCGGTAGTGATGCCGTCAGATTAGTAAATGGTGATTGGGAAAATCTCTACCTCGAGAAGATTGGAGAGAAACAACCTGATGACCTATCAGATAATTTACAAGTACAGATTGGTATTGCTACCGAGCAACTAAATGTTGAATGGTTTGTAAAGAATCACAGCAATAATCTTGATATGAATATGATTGAGAGAAACAAAAGCCTTGGAGTCTATATGATAGACCATGTTCCTTGTGCTGCAAATCTTGATGGCTTGATTACACAGCATCAAGACAAGAGAGAATGGATTCTTGAATGCAAACACACCAATCCATTTACATCTATCAAAGATGTCATTGAAAGGTACATGCCACAAATACAATTTTATATGCATTTACACAGACACAGAATGAAAATGATTCCAATACGGAATAGATACAACTGCTGTGGTGGATTCATATCAATCATTCAGGGCAATGGTAGTAAGTATCATCAGTCCCATATCGAGTACAATGAACTGTACGCAGAAAAGATTATGGAGCTAGTGAAGAAGTTTTGGTT